ACCTGAGTATCTATGCAATTGTGGTGGATACCATTTTGATAGAGTTGAGTATGTTAATCTATGATAATCACCATTGACAGGGCTTGCTGGATATGTATCACCTTCTGTAAATGGAGCATTGTTAGGGGGTATACCATCTTCAGAATATAATCGACCTTGATTCAATCCAATCTTATTTAAGTTTGGTAATTTTTGAGCTTGAGCTAATGCAACTTCTTCAGCAGTAAATTGTCTGATAGTTTGAGTAGCTTCTTGACCTCTTTCAGGTACAGCATTTTTAGCTTCAGCAACAACAGTTTGAGTTGAATCATTATAATCCTGCCACGGAAATCCATTACCATCATTCTTATCCAGCAATCCAGTACTATCAACATGTGCTGCCAAATCACCAAATATATCTTGTGTTTCTTGAGATGCATATGCAGGCATTGCAATAACTCGTAATAATGTTGGTTTCCAACCTGGGGTATATCCAGATGGGCTCCATGATACATCTGTTACTTCTACCCATTTCTTAATAGCTCGTAGTTCTGAGGAATACCAGGTTTCACTAGGCAATTCTAATATATCACCTATAATGATTGGTCTACCTAATAATTGAATACAAGCAGCAAAGCTAATGTCAATAGTATACATCTGGCTAGGTAATTCAATACCAAATTTACTTAACTCTTCATTATTAGATACCAAGTCATAATAACCTTTTAATAGCGTTGAATCTGTTGCGTATTGACGGTCTCTATTTTCTAAGAATACTTTATCTTGTATATTACTTGTAGTTGTTAATTGGTAGTTATGAAACATTTGAAGAGCTTGAACACCCCAGTAATCAATAACACCACCGTTGAAATTCAATGGGCGTAGTCTCCAATATCTCATTGGAACTGAATGCTTATATAAAATAGTGTTTAAGCAATTGTCATCTGGTAAGTCAACTAAAGCAACACCATACCATACCTTACCATCATCAGAACGTTCAACTCGAACTCTGGTTACACGGTTAATAGCATTATCACTTTGTTTAATGGCAAATGCTGTTATATGTTTTCGTATACCAGTGTCTACACCATACATATCTCTTGTACGATCGCTAACTTTTATAGCACCAAAATCATATCCAATATATGAATGTAGTTGAATATTATCACCTTTTTGTAGTGATCTCCATTCAGTTTGAAATTTATCAAAAGCATTAACCGGTGGATAACCTGGTAAGAAACCATTAGATAGAGGACTTCCAAGACCGGTAGAGTCTACCAATTTACATTGTTCATGTACACCTAACATTCGATATACATTAACATCGGCAGCACCAATATTTAAATGTTCAGCTACAAGACTAGCCATATATGAATTAGCAGCGGGTATATTGGTTAACGAGAATGGTGAACATCCAGGAGTTGCTGCTATATCACAAGTTGTATACGCGGCACCTTTTTGAAGTGCAGGAATAGTCGAAGGATTAGAGTTAGCAGTCTCATCGTATGTATCTCGACAAATTATCTTATCTTCACATATAGACATTGAAGCTAATGGACTACCTAATGATTTTAATCCGTTTTTAACAGCCATTAATTTTTATCCTTAGTTTCTTTTTCAGCCTTATCTTCCATTTTTTGTAAGCGTTCATAATAATCTGGAATTTCTGATAGATGATCTTTTGCAATTAATTTAGCTAATAGTTTAGATTTAGTATGTTCACCTTCCATTTCAATACCCATCTTTAAATTCTTTGGACAGAACTTATCATCAGGTACAGAATCGTGTTTACCTAAGCGACTTAATAATACATGTAAATCATGATCAGTAATGTTACGTAAAGTACTAACGTCAACACCTAAACGTTTTGCAGTATCTACTTTGCGTTTATCAGCTTCTTCTACTTCAGTTAAAAATTCACTAAATTTTATCATAATATTATCCGAATATAAACGAAGAACCCATTCCGTATTCTTCTGGATGATCAACCAAGTAATCATCGATTTGTTGTAATAATGCTTCAACCATTGCATCACCTTGAGATTGTAAGTCAGAAGCATTCAATGAAATACTACCACCAGCACCAGGTAATGAGGCGAACTTACCACGTATTTGAGCTAATAACTGCATAGATTGAGCTAATGCAAATTTTTGAATCCAGTTACTAGTCCAACGATCAGTTAATAAATCTTGTTCAGTTCGCTCAACAGATGCATCAACTAAGATACGTTCTGGTGATGAGAAACTATGTGGAATCCATAATGTACGAGTCTTTTCAGTCCAGTTGAATTGTAATCTGTTTGCTAATTGTATTTCTAATTGGTTAACATATTGACCAACTAGATCATAAGTTAACATATCAAAACCACCTGCATAATACAATTGTTGTAACATAACTTGACCAAATACACCAGCACCATGTGCGGAACTTAAAAATGCTGAGGTTAATCTATGTAATGATTGAATATCGACAATAGTATTAAACCCTACACATTTATTCGTTAATACATATTTTTGTGTACGTGGTTTAACATCTAGGAAAAAATAACCTCTATGATAAGCAATACCAGAACGTTTACGTAATACTTGTAACGCATTATCAATACAAACATTTAATTGAGCTGGTGTTAATTCAACTTCAACAACAGGATATCCTAATTGCATTCTAATAACATGAGCCATTTGCTTACGTTCATCAGTAGTGAAGTCATCACCAATATTATATTGACTATATGTTGGGGTATTATCTAACCCATCAGTACCACCAACTGGTATAGTCCATTGACCTTTAAGTACAGTGAATATGTTTGTTAATGAACTTGGATCTTGGTCTGGTAATATGTACACAAGCGCACAACCACCTAGCTCTTTAGTAGTAAAGATTATATTACCAGTTGAACCGATGCTAGCGTAAGCTGGTCCAGTTGTTTCTATCCATTGAGAACCATTCCATTCCTTTAAAATATTTTCCTGTGAATCAAACCATAAAGTACCAATAGTTGGGACTAAGCTAGTTGTCGAGTAATTAACAGGCATCCATGTTAAACCGTTGCGTTGGTATAATATATTAGAAGCAGTATTAAACCAGAATGTACCAGTTGGTATGTTACTAGGATCTATAACAGAATTAATAGGAGTAAACTGCATCCATGAGCCAATCCATGCATACCATATATTAGTAGAAGTATCATGCCAAATTGTACCAACAGTTGGTGTCATTGGGTTTGCAGGATTGTTAATGTATTGAACTGGTATCCAGCTTGCACCATCCCATCTGCTCAATACGTTGTTAGTATTGTACCACATTTGACCAACTACTAAAGTTGGACAACTTCTAGGATCTACTGCATTTTGATAAAATGGAGTAGCAACAGCCCAACCGTTAGATATAACATCCCAGATGTATAAGATATCATTTGTGGCATTCCACCACAAGTCACCAGAAGCTTGAATTGAAGGATCTGTGTGCCACGGTAATACACTTTTAACAACCCATATTAGTAATGTATTATCATATTTCTTTAATACTTCCGTATTAGGATTATACCAAAATAATTGAGCAGGTGTAGGTTGTACTGGTTGAGTAGTTGATATAGATACGCCTTGTTCAGTCCAACCTGTTGAATAATGTTCATATAGTTTACTATTAGTAGTATCAAACCAAAACATACCATCGATAACTACTGAATGATCAACCGGAATAGCAGGGTTTGTTGGCCAGTAAATAGCTTCTGTAGATACCCACATACCATCTTGATATTTAAATAAAGTATTAACAGTTGTATTGTACCAATAAGCTCCGCATAAATCATTATTAGCTTGACAAGGATCTGTTACTTGAACTACAGTAGGTAGTTTAACCCAGACGTCACCTTCCCATTGATATGCATCTGTACCATTAAACCAATATTCTCCACAAGCAGGTGATAATATATTATGTGGCCAATTAATATACGGTTTAGAGATCCATGACACACCATCCCAATATTTAATATCGCTTGGATGTGTTGGATCAAACCAATATGTACCAATGTTAACCACAGTGGGATCTGTTGGTTGTAATAATATTGGAGTTATTTCAATTGATTGTGATCCAGTCCATTGAAACAATTGTTTAGTATTAGCTGACCAATAATAAGCATTCGTATTTGGAGCGAATGGAGTTTGTGTTGGATTACCTAATAATGAAAATTGACGGTTTAGTTCTTTAACTAAATCATCATAAGTGCTAGCATTAACACCATCTACATTAATATCATATTTCTGAGTACCAATAACGATAGTAAAAGGATATAATACACCAGGTATTAAATTAGTAGCATCAGGACCTGTAATTGCACCTTCTGGAAATGTTATTGCTTGTTGAGCAGGTAGATCAGGTTCTTTTGGTTTACTTGTTGAGCGTTCAAAAGCTGCAACACCATTATTACTATCATATCTAAACTGAGCATCAACAGGATATCCTTGAATATAATACCCAGTATTATTATCTAAGCCTGTAATATTAAACGAGTTTGTTGATTTGTCGTTATAGAAGGATCCAATAACTAATTGAGTTCCAATACGATCACCCAAATTGACTTGTGGATCGCCTGTAGGATCCGCGTTATATATTGTACCGTTAACTGGTGCTTCAAGTGGAGTTGCTTCAGTAGTACCTAGAGTGATAACCATACCATTGTATACACCGTCAGTTGTACTTGAACATGAACCTAGGGATGATGATGGAATATTCCACGACACCGTTCCAGTATTAGGACCAGTTCTAACAAACGTTAATGTAATTTGGTTGGTTTCTTCGTTTAGACGACCAGGGGTATCTGCTGGTGAATTAAAAATAGACATTAATACAATCTCCTTGATATTTTAATATATTTATATCAAAAGGGTATTATACTTATTCTTTAGTGTTCCTTTGAACCCATTTAGCTAATTTAGTATTAGCAGCGACAGATTTGTATGGACGATCTTCAATATTAGGATCATTGAAGCATATTTGTTGAGCTTGAGGATTATTTAAATCTTCATATAACCAAGTTATGTTTATACGTTGATTTGGCTTTAGGGCAACTTCTAGAATGCTACCATCTTTATAGACAGGTATCTTGCAGTATTTTGTAATAATATATTCTCGTTCTTGAATTGGAGTAGCATCCACAGCCTGTTTTAAGACTTCTTTTGATTCCCAATATTCTTTGAATGTAAGTTGCTTCATATAAAATTTTAATACCTGTTAATAGTTATTAGTAGTATTTATTATATAAAACAGACTAGTTGTTAAAAAATTAATCAGACATAAAAAACCCCAGACTAGCTGGGGTTTTTCGAGGTATGATT